CCTGAGCTCCCGTTGATCCCTGAGCTCCTGTACTTCCTTGCGCTCCTGTAGATCCTTGTGCACCCGTTGATCCTTGAGCGCCTGTTGATCCTTGAGCGCCTGTAGATCCCTGTGCTCCTGTAGATCCTTGAGCGCCTGTAGATCCTTGAGCGCCTGTAGATCCTTGAGCTCCCGTTGATCCTTGAGCTCCTGTTGAACCTTGTGCACCTGTTCTTCCCGTTGATCCTTGAGCGCCTGTACTTCCTTGCGCTCCTGTTGATCCTTGAGCTCCCGTTGCTCCCTGTGCTCCCGTTGCTCCCTGTGCTCCCGTTGATCCCTGAGCTCCCGTTGATCCCTGAGCTCCTGTACTTCCTTGCGCTCCTGTAGATCCTTGTGCACCTGTTCTTCCCGTTGATCCTTGAGCGCCTGTTGAACCTTGAGCGCCTGTAGATCCCTGTGCTCCTGTAGATCCTTGAGCGCCTGTGGAACCCTGAGCTCCTGTAGATCCTTGAGCGCCTGTTGAACCTTGAGCGCCTGTTAAACCTTGAGCGCCTGTAGATCCCTGTGCTCCTGTAGATCCTTGAGCGCCTGTGGAACCCTGAGCTCCTGTAGAACCCTGTGCTCCTGTAGATCCTTGAGCTCCTGTTGAACCTTGAGCGCCTGTAGAACCCTGAGCTCCCGTTGATCCTTGTGCTCCTGTTGAACCTTGTGCTCCCGTACTTCCTTGTGCTCCTGTTGAACCTTGCGCTCCCGTTGATCCCTGAGCTCCTGTACTTCCTTGCGCTCCTGTAGATCCTTGTGCACCCGTTGCTCCCTGTGCTCCCGTTGATCCCTGAGCTCCCGTTGATCCCTGAGCTCCCGTTGATCCCTGAGCTCCCGTTGATCCCTGAGCTCCTGTACTTCCTTGCGCTCCTGTAGATCCTTGAGCGCCTGTTGTTCCTGAACCAGTTCCTCCACCTGGCGCACCTTGAGCTCCTTGTGCTCCTTGTGGACAAGAAGGAGGTAAAGCATAACATTGAGGACAATCTGTATTTTCTTCAGTACAATCATAACAACCACCTGGTTGTTGACACGAACACCCAGGACAATCAGAACAATCATAACAACTAGAACACCCAGAAGATACGGGTTTTCCATTTATATATTTAACGGTTAAATTTGTTACAGTTATGTTTTCTGCGGTAATACTACTCATAATTATTATAAATATATAATTTAAAATAATTTACTTGAATTTGCTTAATGTAATAATTTAAGGAACTGGAAAAGGACGTTGATATTTTGGAATAGCCTGGGGTACAGGCATAATGACAGGCCCCGTCTTAAAAATATTAGCAGTCTGTAAGCATTTCAATTCAGGAGTTAAAGGAGGAGCAGGTTTAACCAGATTAGTTGCATTAATTCCAAATAAGAACGATTCAATATCAGCGGGATTATGAGACAAAGTGTTCCATGGTAGTTGTCCAGGGTTTAAACCTTTGCCACAAAGTCTAGTGTCATATGCTGTTCCATTAGCGCCATTTTTATAGAGCTCCCAATCTTCAATTTGGTGATTTTGTCTTAAAAATAAACAAAAATTTCCTGGTGTATTTTTATTGCGTGTAGCTGCCATTTATATATACTTTTAAAAAAAAGTTATAAGTAAATCTAATAATATTACTATAAATCATTTTTATTTTTATCATTTAAAACTTCAATAGTGCGAGTGTTTAATTCATTTAACAAATTTGTTTCGACTGTTCCTGTTGTTAGTTGCTGACAAACACATCTATGAGTTATATAAAACAATGTTTGACTAAACAATGTTAAAAGTACAACAAAATCGTAATTATCTTTTACGATTTTTTTTTGCTCTTCTGGTAAATGCTTCGTTTGGTCTAATTCGTGTAAATATAATAAATGCTTAGTTTCATCAAAAATATTTTTAAAATCTGGATTAGAATTCATCTGATCAAAAACATATTCCATATTCTTATCAAGTTTATCATCTATTATACTTTCAGCATAAAAAACAGACAAAAGCTCATCACGATATAGTTTATCACAAATGGTTATAATGTCTTCACTAGTATATTCATAATCGTCTTGAGCTTCTTCTTCTTCTTTGTCTTTATCTTCAGTAGAATGATTATCTGGTTCTTCATTGTTATTGTTATTGTTATTGTTAAGCTGAGTCTTATTTTTGAGTTTAAAAATTAGTTCTTGTTCAATATCATAATATTTAACTTTAAAATTTGTGTTATACATTATAGTATTTTTGGTATTCTTTTTAAATAGTTAAACTAACAAATTAGTATTAAGTAATTGATTAGTTTATAATAGAAATAGTATTTTAAGGAGCCGATTGTCCGGCAGTGTGAGTTGTGTAAAAATCACGGTCTCTTGTTAGTTCACGAGAAGGGACACCGCCACGAATCCACCCTTCAGAAGCCATAGACTCAATCATAAGACTAGGATTTTGAATATTTTGCTTAACTTCCGGGATCAAAGGAGTTGTATGGAATTTCAAATAGCTCTTTTCTGTAAGACGAGTAACTGTTCGCTTATTAGAAATAGTTTCTCCTTGTTGAATTTGGGCTTCTAAAATAGGATCTACTGAGCCTCTTCCTAAAAAGGGGACAGTGGCAAATGGTCGCCCAAACAAGTCAATTCTGGATCTTGGATGTGTTTGAATACCTCCAATTAGTAGTTTAGAACTGTCATCAACATTGCAACCGCCTGCTCCTAAACCAAAACCTCCAGTGTAGTTAATACAAGGCTGAGTTGTTGCTAAAGCCTTGGCATTTTTCATGGAACAGTCTTGGGCAAAATAGTTTTGTAGTAAATAGCTACACGATTGCGAGTTTTGAATTGAATTTTGATCTATACAACACCCGTCATTTCCAATTCGCGACATACCATTAAATGTATAATCTGAGACGTAAGCCATTTTATATATATTACTACAATAATATTTTTCTTAATTTATTTATTAATGTGTTTTTTTGTTTCTAAATGTCTTGTAAATAATATCTCGCCAAATGTACCAAATTCACACTTGTCACAATAATATTTAAAGCCGTTCTTTTGCTCTTCTTTTGATGAGTGTTTTGTTAGTTTATGTGTCTTCATATTTGTTAAATTATTTGTTGTAAATTCACACAGTTCACATTTAGGTTCCAAAATTTTATCACACCTTGGCTTTCTTTTTCCTCCATTGGAGTGTTTATCGCTTTCAATATGTTGGGTCCAATGTGCTAAATATATACATTTATAATCACAATCAACACAATAAAATTTTGGTTGTAAAGATTGTTCCATTTTATTAATATATTAATATATCTTTAAATGGCTTAAAAATAAACTATTTATAATATATATAAAATGAAGGAATTGAAATATTCTTACGAAAGTCTACAAAAGTTTTGTAATGAAAATGGTATTGAACTTTGTAGAGATTATTCGAATGAAGTTGTTAGAAGAGACACTAAAATTGAAGGAAATTGTAAAACAGATGGGTGTATTCAAACTTTTAATAAAAAATTTTGTGAATTAGTTAAAACAAGTGGATATTGTAGAGATTGTACATATAAAAACGCAAAAATTAAACGTAAAGAAACTTGTCTAGAAAAATATGGTGTAGAAAGCGTAATGAAAAACGATGAAATAAAACATATTTGCAACAAGGTTACAAAATATAAGTATGAATTGTTACAAGAATTTTTAAATAATAATAATAATATTGTAATTAATAAAAATTATTCTAATGAATACTTACACGCAAATTATAAATTAGATTTTTTATGCACAAATACAATTTGTTCTAAATTAATTTCTAGAGAATTTTGTAAATTAGTTAAATTTAGAACATTATGTGCGGATTGTAGCAGAATTAACGCAAAAGAAACAAGAAAAAACACTAATATACAAACAATCGGTTGTGAAAATTATTTTCAATCAAATGATGTCAAAGAACAAATTAAACAAACAAATATTAAAAAATATGGTGTAGAATATTGTGCTCAAAATGTAGACATAGCAAAAAAAATGTTATCAACAGGTGTCAGATTTAAAAAATATATATTTCCTTCTGGAAGAATTGAACAAATACAAGGATATGAAAATATTGCTTTAGATGAATTAATCAATATAGAATTAATTAATGAAAATGATATAATTATTGGTTGTAAAAATGTCCCTACTATTTGGTATACTACAGACGATGGTATTAAACATAGACATTATGTTGATATATTTATATCAACACAAAATCGGTGTATCGAGGTAAAGGGTGAATGGTTTTACAAAAGAGACAAACAAATATTAAAACTCAAAAAACAAGAAGCAGAAAACTTAGGTTATAAGTATGAATTATGGGTATACAATAAAAAAAAAGAAAAAATAAGTTGTTACGATTAATTCTGTTAAATTAGAATATATCTGTAATTGTCTTGTACTCTCGCGAATGCACCATCTGGACCAGAGCTCTTACCAGAAGGCATATTGGAATATAACCAACTGGCAAAAGCTCCTTGATCATTGCACACTCGAGTATTGGCAGTAGAATAAAATCGCATCATCGAATTGTCTAATTGATAATTTGAATACAGATCCCCGTAAAGCTGTTTACTAGTGTTAATGATGCCAGGATTCAACATTTGCGTCTGTTTTTTAACAGCGCTGTCAATATCGTCATAAACATCAGGGTTAAAGCTGGGAGCAGCTGCTAGTCTATTAGGTTTGTCCATAATGTCAGTTAGCAAGACATTTCCAAATGGATTTTTCTTAGTGGTAGGGTGAAAATTAGAGCGTAATACCGTTTCCAATGTTACAGGATTTGTAGTCATTGGACTAGGAGACAATGCAGAAGGTTGCATTGATGAATTAACCGAAAACCCTTCTTTCTTAATTAACGAACTAACAAGATTTTGTTTTCTTAATTTGTAAAGTGTAAATATGATAGCTAATGTAACAATTCCTATAATAATTATATTTATATTTCTTGTGAAAAGAAATCCTAAAAGAGTCATAACTATTATTATTCTACTAATAGCATTCAATTTTGCTTCAAATGTCATTTGTTGAGTTGGCCATAGTTGTAAAATACTCTCTTTATTAAATATTATTGTCGGATCATTGGACCAAAATGGAGTTGTCATTATATATTATATAGACTTTTAAAAAAAATTGAGTTCATAAATTAATTATAATACTTTCTTAATTATAACTTCTTAATTATATTGTTAATATGTCTGAACTCAAAAAAAATAAGATTTTCATGGTTTTATATAATTATTATGAAAATGATTATTCTATTGTCATAATAATGAATACTCTCGATAAAGCTATAAAATATATAAATAATAGAGAAATGAATGATAACGAATACAATAATAATTTCATACCGTTTGAACAGATATCAATTGATTCTCAAGATGATATATATAATGCTACTAAACGAAGTATTGCTATTGTTAGTAATGATATTATTAACAATATAAGTGTTCGGGAAACTGAAATATTTTCACAATTTGTAATTGTTCCAATGGAAATAAATTAACTGTGTTAGGTTATTTCTTACCCTTCTTCTTCTTTCCTGAAGAGTTATTTGAATTTTGTGGTGGTGGAGGTGGTTTTGCTCCTCTTGGAGTTTTTTCCACTTTTTCACCTGTACTAAAGATCTTCAATAATTCTTCTTCTGAAATAGCAGGGGTTTCTTTAGAAGTAGAAGTAGCCTCTTGTTCTTTAGCCTTAGCATTAGCATTGGCTTCGGCTTTTGATTTAATTCTCTCTTTCATTTTAGCTGTTTTCATATTTCTATTTAACTGTGCTTCCATTGCTCCCATATTTATTTTGGCGCCCTTGCCTAATCCAGGAATTCCCATTTGTGAAAACATCTGTTGCATATTACCCATTCCAGGCATATCCTTCATTTTATTTAATAGGTCCATACCTTCTTGCATCAACTCAGATTCCTTAATTTCACCGGACTTAATTTTTTCGTCAATTTTGCTTCCAATATTCTTTACCATATTCATCATTTTTGCTGGATTTTTGAAAAGTTTTTGAAAAACATCTTTAGCATCTCCGGTATTTTCCATATCTAAATTTAGATCATTAGCAGTTTCTTCAGCTAATTCCATTGCTAATTTTCCGAGTTTACCACCCATCATTGAATTTATATGTTCGTGTAGTTGATCAGCATTTGGCATATTAATTCCGCTAAATGGAGTCTCGGTATTATCTACATTGGACCCACTAGCATCAAATAAATTTTGCATTCCTTCTAAAGTTTCTTGTAGTTTTTTCTTTAGTTCTTCCTCATCAATTGCTTCAAACAATTTCGCGGTATCACCTAATTCTGATTTATTATGAACTGTGCCAATAACTGAAAATAATATGAGTTGTAAATATTTCCAGATGGTTTCTCTTGTGCCGTCACTAATATCACACACCCATAATTGCTTAAACACTATTCCAGGTAGAAACTCGGTATTAATTTCAGACCCTTCCGAAAACAATTCATTATTTTTATATAAAATATCGAAAAAACGTTCTGGGAATATTTTGACACAATGTCTAAATACAAAAAGAACCTCTTTCTTTTTTGTTTCTTCTGGGGTTTCCGAAGGTCTATTCCACCATCTAGAAATAAGACCAGAATATTCTGGAAAAGTAGTTAAAATATCGGTTGTAAAATCATTTATAATTTTATAAAATTCTTCTGGAGGGGTTAGATCACTTAGGGATTTTTGTTTATCGGTCATTCAATATAGATTTATTATTTGTTATATATTTAAATCAAACTAATTTAAATATATTATTTATCAATAATAGTTTCTTTAATAACATTTTTTATTATTTTTTCATAGTTTTTAGTTGCTTCTTCATTCGTGGAACCTGACATTGAATTTAATACAATATTCATATATTTGTCATTATGTTTTGATTCTGGATCATTATATTGTGGATATAATTTTTGCCATTCACTTATTTGTTTAATATTTTTATTTGCGACTTGTTTAATTGCCTTTGTTAGTGTAGTTTTTTGTTCATCATCTTTTGTCCAATGATTTTCATCTTTAATGTATAAAGTTTCTCTTTTGGAATCCGAACAATGAATTGGTCTTGAATGTGTATTTAATTGTTGTAAATTATTTATAAAAATATCGGAGATTCCTTCAGCGTATCCTTTTTCTCCTACTTTTTCTAGATCCTTGATTTGTACTTTAATTGACTCGACGAAATCAGTTAAATTAATTGCATCTTTACATGTTTCGTTCAAATAAACCTGAAGATTAAAAGTCTTATTGTTACAGTTATTGTTATTTGTATTGGCATTTATTATTGGGCCTCTTTCTTTTGACATTTCAATTAAGCTCTTTTGTAATTCATTATTTTGTTTTAATAAATCATAGAACATTTTTGATGTTATTTTGAAATTGTCTTCATTTATATCTTGCTCTTCAAAACAAGGAGTTTCTTTATCAAAAATCTTACAGGTTTTTTTGTGTCTCCATAATCCAGAATTATCTTTATAAAACTTACCACAAATACATTGATATGGGTTTTTTTGTGTTTTTACAATTGAAAAACATTGAGAAACGTTGTTTATATGTTTTTTGGTTTGAATATGTCTATTAAAATCTTTTTTGTTAGACGATGTAAAGTCACAATATTCACATATGAAAAATGTTGGGTTTTTTTTGGTAAAATCATTGCTAATCATTGTATATATAAGCAATATAAAAAACCCCTAAACCTTTTTTTAAAAATATATATATAATTTTATCGTCACAAATTTAAACGCATATTTTTTGTATTTCTGAGCATTTTGGTAACAAACCTCAAAAAATAGGGTCTTTTTCAAGACTTTTTTCGGATTTTCAAAAATGGACATTTATAAATGTCCAAAATCCAAAACCCTTTTAGACTTTTGTTTTAACTTTGTTACTGAAAAACACTACTAATATATTATCATTTATTTTGTTATGATAAATGATCATAAAAGTTTGGATGATCATAATTGGCGTTTTTTAGTTTCCATAATTGCCATAAGATTTCCATTGTGACGAGACATTTTTTACCGTAATATTAATTATGTTGCAAATATTTTTATTACATCATTATATGTAATAAATTATTTTTATTAATAGTGGCGTTTTTTCTAGGTAAAGATTTTTCCATATTTTGGAAATAAATAAAAACGCCTAATTTGTTTAAAAAATAACAGAAATTTTATCGTCACAAAAAAATCTTAACAAAAAAAGTATTTATGAGCGTTTTCGTCACAAGTGTCAAAAAAAACCACCTTTTTCAAGACTTTTTTCGGATTTTCAAAAATGGACATTTATAAATGTCCAAAATCCAAATCCCTTTTGGACTTTTGTTTTAACTTTGTTACTGAAAAACACTACCAATATATTATCTTTTATTTTGTTATGATAAATGGTCACATAACAAAATTTATTTTTAAAACGCATAAAAACAATGAGTATTTACTGTTTAGTTAAAGGAACCTCTTTATATCTGGCATTAGGTCCACAAAGATCAGAATGTTGACGATTAATATCAGCATAAGATAAAGAAAGTTGTCTTGTTATGATATTCAATTTTGCAAACTTTTTACATTTACTGTGACTAATATTTGTGATAGAAGGTACAAAATGAATACAACCATCGCAAGAAGGTGTTCCAATTTTTTTTATAGAATTGAAATTAACTAATATTGGAAAAGCTGTTCTATTGTTACCAAGTGAACGATACAATTGTTTGATAAACTTAGACATAACGAGCATTTAAAGATAATTTAATTTATAAAATAATCTTTAAACTGTTTTAAATTATTGTGGAATCATAATAGATAATTTAGACAAATTTTGTATATACTTCATTGTTTTTGCCTGATTTTCAGGGTTCATATTCTTAATAGGATTTCTTAGACGATCAATTGCTTCCATAATTTTTTCAGAATTATCACTTCTAGTTAAATCAGAAGCATAATCCTTAGTAAGAAAGAAATTAATGTCTCCATTATCAATTTGACCTTTGTAAGGACTATAAACATATTTAATCCAAATTTTAACTAATAATTTTGGATTAGCCTTCCTAATAGCTAAAAGGGAATTTTTCGCAGTTAAAATATCTGGATCATCCGGGAAAACACTTTGAATATCACTAACAAATTCAGCAAAATGATCATTAAATACAGTAAGAAGATTTGTTGCCATTATAGGTGTTTATTTAAAATAGTCATTATTCTTTAAATGATATTTTAATCAAAATATATTTTGGTGTTATATTAAAAGGTCAAATCAAAATCAAGTAATTTATCTAAATATTTACTAGTTTCTGTGAAGCCTCCAATAAAGGTATGTCCGTCAAAGATCATAGGAAATGTTTTTTGTTCTTTTCCGGATAATTTGTGAATAAAATTCAAGAATGCGTCTTTATCTTCTAAAATATAGTCATCGCATTGAATAACAATAAATTTCACTTGTTTTTCTTTTAATAGTTTTTTAACACTAGTACAGTTAGGACACCCACTTTTGCTATAAACAGTTAGTTCTCCTTTCTTAGGTTCAGGAATATTTAAATCCATATCTATAATAGATTGAAATATTATGTTTTTAAATGTTGGTCTATCTATAACTAATATTTGCTAAATCAGCATCTCTCTTTCGCTGTAAAGCTTCAATACTCATTTCACCTTCTTTAAGTTTATCATCCTTATAATCATGATCATCTTGAGGTAATTTCATATTCAAATTCATAGAATCTTGTAAAGATACATAATTATGCATTTGTCTTAATCCGCCTTCGCCCTTAACACTAAGCTCTGAATCGGACTGATCTAAAAAACTATAATTATCTGATACTATTCCTCCGCCAAATCCGCTAAATGAACCGAAGCCATCTTGAAAATTAACTGGTTCCATATTATTTTTGGTGGCTTGTTGGACTTGTTGAGCAACTTGTGGTTTAAAAAATCGATAAATTTCATCGCCATATAAAACCTTATAATTTTGATTTAATAAAAGTAAAGCAGGTACTTTTGTAACATTTTCAGGCATAATAATTTTTTGTTCATTTTGAAGAACAATAAATATTTTTCCACTAGGATCTTTAACTCTCTTATCAATACATATAAAATGAATATCTTTTACATTCTGAGTTTTAGTTACGGTTTGTAATAATTTTTTGGAAGGTTCACAATAATTGCTATAATACAGAATACAGCTCATTTAAAATAGCTCAAGTTTTTTTCAGTGATTTTTTAACTAATTTTAAAAGTTTTAGAAAAGTGTAGCAAAAATATACTTTTTATACTTTTTCCAAAACCGTATTTTTGCTACACTTTCCTAAAGGTGTATAAAAAAAATTGAAATAAGATTAATATAATATTAAATATACAATAATATATAGATATACAATGGCTAAAATTGTTGACTTGAAAGAAGAAGATGGACTGATGTCATTTACTATAACAAATATGGATGTTAGTTATATAAATGCTGTAAGAAGAACTATATTATCAGATATTCCTATAGTTGTATGTAAGACTATACCGTATGAAGAAAATAAGGCTAACATTATTGTAAATACAAGTAGGTTAAACAATGAAATTGTAAAACAACGTTTAAGTTGTATTCCTGTATGTATTGCTGAATTAAAAGAAATGCCTATTAAAAATTATTTATTAGAGGTTGATGTTGAGAATAAAACAGATACTGTTATTATCGTAACAACAAAAGATTTTAAAATTAAGGATTTGATAACAAATACATATTTAGATGAAGGTGTTATGAAAAAGTTATTTCCTCCTTTTATTCCACCATCGGGAAATGGTGAATATTATATAGACTTTTTAAGATTGAGGCCTAGAATTTCTGATGAAATTCCAGGTGAAAGAATAAAGTTAACTTGTGAGTTTTCGGTAAGTACTGCAAGAGATGATAGTATGTTTAATGTTACAGGAACATGTTCATATGGATGTACTCCAGATAAAGAAAAGATAGAGGAGCAGTTAGAAATTCGTAAACAAAAATGGAAGGATGAAGGAAAGAAGGAATCAGAGATAAAATTTGAAGCGGCAAATTGGAAGTTATTGGAAGGATTAAGATATGTAAAGAAAAATTGTTTTGATTTTATTATACAGTCGGTTGGTATATATGAAAATGAAGTTATAATTATAAAAGCAATTGAAATATTATTGAAAAAGTTTGAAGCATTAAAGGTGTCATTAAATCAAGATGAGTTAGAGATAACAGCTTCAGACAGTACAATGGAAAATAGTTATGATGTAACATTAGTAAATGAAGATTATACAATTGGAAACATATTAAATTACGAATTGTATACAATATTTTATATAGAGTTAAAAATGTTGGATTATATTGGATTTAAAAAGCTACATCCTCACGATACTGATAGTTTGTTAAGGTTATCTTTGTCAGATAAAACGAAAGGAGTTCCTGGAGTAAAAACAATGTTGAATACAGTAATTGAAGAAGCTGAAAAGAAATTAAAGGAAATGAAGGGGTGTTTTGATGGAACAAGAAGCGCATAAAAACGAGGCATATTGTTCTTTAAGTTGTTTTTGTATATATTATTTTTTTTATATTGGATATGTGTTTGACAAATAATTTAGAAACAAACTTAAAATATAGTATATTTATAAGTATGGATATTGTTATTCAAAATGATCATATGAAAAGTCGTTGTTATTTTATGTCAGCTATGTGTGGTTTATCTTTATATGGTTGGTTTAATTATTCGTTATTTGATGCTATAAATAACAATTTTTTTACACCATATTATCAAAATGGATTATTATTTTTATTATATTTATTATGGGATACATATCATATGACTTTATCAACTAACAAACATATATTGTTTAGAAAAGACATGTTGATACATCATACAATGTCATTTGTTATTACAGCAAGTTCAATAAATAACAATGCTCTACAAATGAGTAATTATATGATTCTAGAGTGTATCTCGTTAATGAATTATGTCTGGAGAAACAACCCAAAATATTTGAAAATATACAGAACGTGTTGTATTTGTTTCGTTAGAACGCCATTGTCATTGTGGTTTTGGTCATATTATACGCCAAATATAGTCTATCCATATTGGAAACAGACACTATCGTATAACCATTATTTATATATGAAAACATTATACGATATTGCATTATTTTTTGTGTTTTATGATATGTTTATTTTGTATAAATTATATAAACCTAACAAACATAAATATTAACTTTATTATAATCAATTAATAAAGTTAATGTGTAAACAACTGAAGCCCTTTTAAATATTGCTGTCAGTTTTAATTGTATCAACAAGTCTTTTTCTCATATTATGGTTCAAACAGTACATTAGTAGAGAAGGGTGTAACTGATTCACATATTTTATTACAACAGTGTTTGTTACAAATGAATTCTTGGGCTTCAAATCATTAATATATTGCTCGTGGATTTTAAACATATGTGTTCTATATTGGTCTGGATATTCTCTTAAAGGTTTAGTTTTTTTAATATAACAAGAAATATAATTCTGATGAAGTGTATTTGTAAACATATGTACATGATCTCTGAACTTAGACATTTCGTCTTTCGTTTCTGGATAATACTTCAAAAAATCTGGCAACTTGCCTGAGTGTCTTAAAGCAAGATATTGATACTGTAATTTTGTTTGGTTGCCTCTAAGATGTCGTACTTCTTCATAAATTGGATTTCTAAATTTGGTTCTTTCGCCTGTTTCGATATTTTTTACAACAACCCCCAAAATATCGTAAGAAGTATTAGCTGATGCAAATTTCTCAATTAATTCAGTATAGCTCGTAAATTCATATGTTTCTGGAAACTTAATATCTGTTGTATTCCAACCACCACTATTAATTACTTCACTTAAATTTTCTTCTAAAACAGTAATATTATCATATGTATGGATGATTTCGTATACTGAGACCAAGTATAATTGTGGGGTTTTAAAAGGTACAACAATTCTGTTTGCTGGATGTTGTAAAACAAAACTATAACAGAATCTAGGATTTAGAGTTTGTATATTAAATTTATTAACAATACACGCTTCCATAAACATTTCATTGAATGTTTTCTTTGACCATTTATAAAACGATACCTCTGCTCCTACTGTATTTCGTGTAGAAATTTGCCAACATCCAGTTGCTCCATAAGTTGGATCATAAAACACATTTATCATTGTACCTTCGACAAATGTTTCAGCAATAATTTTATCATTTTTTACAGGATATTTGTTAATAAAACTTTCTCCAGACATAGATTTAGGTGGTGCAAAGCTAACAATTTTTGGGCCTGATACAATAACGGATCTTAATAGGCCATATGTAGAAAATAACTCATTTGATAGTAACTCTTTATTGTATCGAACAATATTATATTGTTCATTTGCTTTAGTAGAATATTTGTTTACTGAATAATATTTGTCATATTCTGGTTCAATGTCTCCTGTCTTTATATAATTATCGAAACCAGGAACACTGGACAAATTATATGATACTTTTGAAGTCATATATTGTAATAAATATATAATTTGTCTTTAAACTAATTATATATATATACTTTGATACTGTATAATTTATTTAAAATTAAAAAATAATAATTTGAGAATTAATGATTTATAAAAATTTCTACTATAAATATAAGATGTCAGAACAAATTAATTTGGAAGCAGAAAAAGAAAATACAAAAGACATTCAGGATGAAGAACCAGTTCCAAGTGTTTTAGAAGAGGAACCAATAGCAGAAGCATTAGTAGTTCCAGAAGTAGAGAACATTGAAGAAGAGGTCATTGAAACAAAACAGGATATAATATTATTGAAACTAGGAGACATTATTTTGATTTCCGATCCTACAAATGAAATCCTAAATGATAATGTATTCTTAATTGAGTATATTGATCCTAGAAAAATAAAACTAATTAACAGTGAGACATTTGAAAAAACAGTTTTACAAATTTCTTCAGACGGATTAATAGGGGATGGAAATATAAAGGGCATTAAGGTAATAAGTAGTAACCCTGAAAGTGGATATGCTAGACAAAATGAACTGTTACCAAGAACATGGGTTAATATTTATTTTGGAGGAGAAGAACCGACCGTTATTACTGGAGAGATAACTAATTTAGAGGAAGATATGATTGAAATTAGAACAACAGACGACGACACATTGTTTATAAATTTCAATTATCAAGGTATACCAGAAGATTTACCTATTGAAACATTTGAGATTAGGCCTGCTATAAAAAGAAAACAAGAAGATAAAGAAGATAAAGAAGATAATGAAGAAATAGACGAAGTTAACGCAGATGAATTAGTAGAACTAGGAGAAGCTGAAGCACTAGAAGAAATGAATCAACAATATCCTATAAAAGGTAAAATTACTAAGACAGCTTTAAAAGAGAAGATAAATAGAATGTTCTTTGATATTAATGACTTGGATTTTGGTGAAGTTATTAAAGTGGAAGAATATATAAATATTGATAAGGATAAATATAGATATAGTATTGATGTTCAAACGAATGATTTACTAGAAGAGATGATTTCAACTATTCCTAATTCTCAAAGAACTAATAATGTGTTGAATAGTATTCATATTATGATAACTCGTTTTATTCAACTAAGAAAAGTAGCATCTACTTTTGACACAAATAAGAACGTAAATGGTGTTATACAAATAACATCAGATGATAGACCATTGGCAGAATATTTATCGGAGTTTAAAAACACTTTGTATTGGATTATGATGGTAGCAAAAAATGTAAAGAAAATGTATTCTGAGAA